TTTAAAAAAGCGGCATAAATGCTTGCCGTCCGCACCGAAGTCAATGTTGATGAAGTCATATATTGTTCAAGCTGTTGTCGTGATAGTAAGCTTTTATTAACTTATTAAACACAGGATACCTGCTATGCGCACTGCAAAAGATACTGATTATTTTATTACGCTTCCTGAAGTGGGTGAGTTTCGTTTTGGACGCGAAACATTATTGGACAAGATTTTAATACGCACCCACTTTTTGGGCATTGTTAAAGATTTAAAAGATGATGATGCGCATTATGCAAGTGTGTTCGCCGTGATGATAGCTGAGTATGCTACGTTATGCGTGAGCTGCCCTGTAGGCTGGGAGCATATTGGCGACATGGAGCTAACTGAGCAGACGGAAAGCCAGTTGTACGCCTTGTTTGCCTTGTGGCGAGATCAGCACCAAAGCTTTCGCAACAGCGCGGCATCAGGAAGCTAAGCGCAAGGGTCGGGAGCTGGCCTTGTATGATACGTATCAAGTGTGGTTTAGGAAGACCTATTTTTTACCTCCTAAGGACCCGCGATTGTTAGCCATGACGCAAGAAGAAATCGAAACAGAATACTGGGCGCAGCATTATTATCAGCATGGCACACAAGAACAGGAAGACATTGCCTATGAAGATGACGAATTTGATGCACTGCTGGAAGCAATGGAGAGCAATACGTTTAATCCTGAGGAGTGGGAGGATTTAATTGGCGTTGAAAATATTTTGCCAGAATAATCAATTAATCAAACTACCCCACTATTGAGGCGTTGATGTTCACTTATTATTTTATGAACTATGACTATACGCACCTCGATAGAAGTTGATGTCGCTACCTTTAACCAACAAATAGCACAAGTCAAGCGTCAGCTTGATGACTTAACTGGGCAAGTAAAAGGCGGCACTTACGCGCTTGATACCTCTAAAGCCGTTGCTGATGTAGAAAAACTGACCACCGCTTTAAATCGCTTAGAATTAACCCGTGATCATGCGTTAAATAATAGTGGCTTATCAAATAGTGATATGTCACGGGTAACGCGCTTATTAAACCAATCAGCACAGACAATTCAACGCGTTAATACGCAATCAGGCAGTAACGCTGAGTCTGACTCCTTTCGCACCGCTGCCAGTGAAAATGAACAGTTAATCGGTAATCGACATAACGGACGCGTGGTCAGTGCCTCACGTCAGCGTATGCTGGAGAGCGAAGAGCACACGCAAGCACGTTTTTCCCAGTTTACGCGTTTTGCCTCCAGTGCCGCAGGTACCGCTATTGGCGGCGGTGGCCCAGGGAGTTTATTGGGTAGCTTAGCGGGTGCATTACCGGGCCCCTTAGGCATGGTGGGGGGCATAGTCGGCGGCGCGTTAGGCGGCAAAGTTGATCAAGCAATCAACACGGTGGGCAATGAAGCCGTGTCGTATCATGAATTGCGCAATAATTTAGGTAATGCAGCGGTTGATTTTGAGCAATTACGTGTAACGGTAAGAGAGCTTACCGAAGGCTTTGGTATCACTCATGAACAAGCCGTAAGCTTAGCCACTCAATTTGCCAAAACATCTGCCGCAAGTCCAGACTCACTTGCCTTAGGGCAATCCGTGCACAATGCCCTGCAATTTTCACGGGGTTATGGCCTTGAGCCAGAAGCAGGCACACAGTTTTTTGCTGCACAACAGCGCGATGGGGTCATCACTAACGAGGCTGATCAGCGTCGCTTAGGTCTGCATATTGCTGAAGCCGTAGCGCGAGGCGGGTCTCAACCTAAAATGGCTGAGCTGCTTGCAGTGCTTGAGCAGTTTAGCCAAAAAACAGCGACCCAAAGCTTGACCACGCCCGATATGTCTGGGTTTATTAGTTTAATGGGCACGTTGACTAGCTCGTCGATTACTGGGCTTGCTAAAAACCCAGGTGCCGCAGGGCAGTTGCTTAATCAAGCCGATGAGGGGCTTAAGCATTCATCAAGCCTGCAAGATAAAGAGTTGTTTTTAAGTGCCATGCAGCGGCACAATCCAAATTTTAGTGCGTTGGATGCCGAGGCAGAACTGGCCGGCGGTTTATTTGCCAGCCCCAAAAGCACGTTTGGTGACAACAGTGCACACGGGCAATTAGCAGACCACTATCAGGATACCTTAACCAAAAATCGTTATGCCAGTTATAAGGAAGACAGCACCCCTAACATCCAGCTAATGCTTGAGGAAATAATGGCACGGGCTACGCGAACAGATGGCAGTGTTAACACGGTGTTGGCTACAAAAATTGCAGCACAATCGTTAAAAATGGGCGAGCCGCAGTCGGCAGCGTTATTGCATCTGTATACTCAAGATCGGGAGCATGGCTTTGGCGAGCTTGAAACTAATTTACAACGCTATGGCTATGAAACGAACACCTTAAAACCGCAACAACTTGGTGTGGCGGCTGAGTTATTGGTGGGGGATGTTGACGCGAATATGCATAAGCAATTTCAACAGTATGTTGCCAATGGTGTGATTAATAAGGCCGATACGCCGCGTTTTGAGCAGCAAGAAAAGACTGATCCCGAGGCGTTTAAAAAAGCCCTGCTAAAAGTGGCGATGGCTAATACTAAAGATGAGGGGGAGCGCTTTCGTGAAGCCAACACTAATATGGCACGCGATATTAACAAATTAGCCACAGAATTATTACCGCTTACCATCACTATTAAAGAAGGCATTGTGGGTATTGCCCGCTTTTTTGGAACTTTTGATGAAAAAACCAAACGTTTTGTTGACGAACAGGACGGCAAACACTTTGCCAGTACACAGCACACCGAACTCTCAGGGAAAACCACCCAAGGCACTGACTTAGAGCCAGAGCAGGTCGATAAAGCGTATGAGCTGGTGGGGGCTACGGTCAATAATAAAGATAACTATGCTAATTTTGTTAACCATTATGTACAGCATCCAAAGCAAAAGCCAAAAGAATACGAGGCACTGGCCGAAGCCTTAAAAACCCAAGCTGGCACAGCAAATACTAAGGCTGTCAACGTTAATGATTCCGCTTATGCCCTGCCGTTACAGGGCATTACCGCAACCGGTAAAACTTTACCGGATACCAAGACCTCCTCTAACATACTTAACCCGTATCTTGAGTTTTTTTTAGGTAAGCCTGAAAATCCTTATGTGAAAGATACGAAGAGAAGTTTGGTTAACAAGGACGCATTTTTAAAGCGTATTAAGCAAGATAAGAGCTATATTACCCGAAGTGGTGATCATGCTGATGCCTCAACTGAGGTGTATTTAGACTATTTTAAACAACATTATGATGCGTTTAAAAAAGATCCAGAACACGCACGCACTGAGTTTTTAAACCAGTTTAAGGTAACGCCAAACCTTCCTGCTGCGGCCCCTGACACGCCCTCTACTGAGCCGCCTAGCCCGCCAGAAAATCGGTATAATCCACCGTCGCGCTTGCGAAAAGAAAGGCTACCTGAGGAGGTCACTTACCGCAGTGCGCTTGATAGTGTGCCACCCTTGGCACAAGAGGCTGACGTAACTAAGTCGCCACGGTATAAATCCTTAACGTCTAAGCAACGCCACAATGCCGATTTAATTATTGCAGAAAGCGCACGCCAAGGCAGGCCCGAATTCGCCCATTATATGCTGGGCTTAGCTATGACAGAATCAGGCTTAAATGATAAGGCTACTATCCCAGTTAAAAATAAACAAGGGCAAATAGTGGATCGTGCTGTGGGCTTGTTTCAATTTACCGGGGCTACTGCACGGCATGAGGGCATTGATCCTTACGACAACCAGCAAGCCATTCAACGCGGGATAGCGCTTAGAATCCGCGATGCTGATACGTTTGGCTCAATGCCTTTATCGATGGGCGCACATTTAACGGGCTCAAATTTGCAAGCTTATAGAGACGGTGAATTTCCAACCGATAGAAAAGATCAAAACGGTACTAGCGCAGCTAAGCACGCGGCAAAAGCGATGTCTTTTGCTGAGGGATTTGTGCCGCCAGAAGCCGTGTCAACACCGCCTATTACTGAGCAAAATCCAGTCTTGGCAACGCCTAAGCCGCTTGATGTAAATAAAGAGAGCCAGCAGCGTGTTAACGCTATTCCACCCAAACAGCTAGCCGATACTAAGCCTAATGCTATCCCGTTACGTGCCTTAGAAAGAGATAAAGCCTCGGCACAACAGGCACAAGAAAAGCAAGTTAAGATACAGTACGCACCCTTGTCGCTTGATGTAACCTTGCGTGATCCGATGGGCACACCGCTCACGGAGCGTATGATCTCCAGCCAGTTTGGTAATCCTAAACCTGTGGGCATGGCGTGATGAAGGTTTTTCAGCCTCGCGTAAGCGTGCGCTTAATCAAAGCGATGCCGCGCAAAGAAATTATTCCTGGTGTTGCCAGCAAGGCGCGCTTTAGCACCCTTACTGAGCTTGATTTAACGCCGTATTTAGGGGACTTGGGCAGTGTGCACACCAGTAAATCTGTGCATCAGCCCGCAGGCACGTTTATGCTGCTGTTTCCAGATCAGGGCGCAGCGTTTGGGCTTTTGGCCGCCTTTATTGAGCCTATGGATATGATTGAAATAAGGATGTGCAGCCAAGGGGAGTTGGCGATAGTTATGCGCGGCTTTGTAAGCCTAGTCGAACATTCTGAGAGTATTGCAGGCGGAAAGCCACAGCGTATGATTACGGTGAGTGGGCATGATTACGGCAAAATATTACAAATGATTCAGATTATTTATTTGCCGTTAGCCGTGAGTGATCAGTATTTTTTGGAATGGTTACGCTGGGCGCAACAGTACGCAGGTGAGTCAAGCGTTAAACAAAAATCAGCCATAGCGTTTGTGCAAGACGTGCTAACTGAGGTCATTAATCCTTTTTTAAGTAATTTAGCACTCAGTAATAAACCTGTTGGCGAGGGCGAGGCGTTTATCAGCACTATACGCAATGGTGTCAGTGCTGAGGTAGAGGGGGTTATATCAACCTATGCACCCAATCAGTTTACTGATGTATCACTTTATGACATGCTAAAAACCTTGCTTGATGCGCCTACTTTTAATGAGCTGTTTGTTCACGATACCGAAGAGGGGGTGTCGCTTGTCGTGCGCCCAACACCTTTTAAATCCTTGCATACCAATACGTTTATTCAGGGCACGGCGGAACAGATAACGCTTGATTATGAAGATATTATCAGTCAAAAAATTACTCGTTCTGATGAGAGCGTCGCTAATTATTTTTGGGTTGAACATCATTTTTCACATGTTAATCAAATGGATATTAAATTAAATGCCTTAGCTGATGACAAAGACAGCTTTGTTACCTTTGATTACTTAAATAGTTTAAAGCAAAAGTTTGCCATACGAAAAATGGAGGTGACTTCATGGTTATTGGCGCCAGAGTATGAGCACTCAGATTCTCCTAAGGAACAACAACACGTCAAACAAAAAACCAGTATAGAAAACTGGATGCATACAAGACGGAAACTGCTAACAGAAATGAATAGGGATAACAGTATTTTAGAAAGTGGCAGTTTATTAGTGCGCGGCAATGTGCAGATAAAAGCAGGCTGCTATCTAGCACTCTATAACAAAGGAAACTATCTGTCTGAAGTCTATGCGCACACCGTAAGCCATGAGTTTAAGCCCTTTACTGAGTTTACTACGCGCGTTGATTTTGCTCGGGGCACCGGCTTCTTTGAACAGCTGAACAGGACGGTAAGCCCGTAAAAACCCGTCATCATCGGGGCTTATAAGCCATTCGTTTATTAACGGATAGGAAATTCAACCGCCTCAACCGAAGTATCCCACCTTAAGCGATCCCGCTTAACGCCTCGTCAAGTATAGTTTGAAGTTGTTCACTCAGCTCTTTAGCAATAAAAAGACCCGGTTGTGGGGGGATAATCCATTTATTGCTTTGCCACTCACCCATCACTCTAAAGGTAAGGTATGCGCTGCTTTTACCCTGTCCTGCACTGGTATTAAAACGCTTCATGCCTGCATAAATATCAGTCGTGTGGTGCGTTTTTAACTTAGGTGCAAGCCCTGCGGGTAAGCTTGTTCCCCACTGATACTGACGCTGTGCTAGCAGCGCTCCAGAGCCTGATAACCGTGTTCCCATTCCCGTTACATGGCTTAACGACAGTGCCTTGGCGTGTAAATAAATAGGCTTAGGCATGGCTTGCGCAAGTGCAGTATTACCGCTTGTGTTATGCCGAAAAGGGATAAGTAAATACCGTTGACCTGCGTGCGGTCCACTTTTTGCTACACGAGTACGCTGCGAGGTGTGCAGGTTTTTTTTAAGATCGCGTGCAGGTCTACCCGTTTCAATTTCTTTAGCAAAGCGATAATCTGAAAATAACTCAGCTTTAAAGTCGCTTAGCTTAGTCATGTTAATCGAGGCGCTGTACTCAGCCTTGTCGTAAGGGGAAAGTTTAGCCTTTTGAATGCTATTTATCCATGAGGCCATGCCCTGCATGGCTGTTTGTGAAATAGCGTCACTAATCTGCTGACGCACAGCTTGCGTAATATCGTCTATGTTTAGCTCAACACGTACACTTAACATAAGGGCTTAGCCTTTTTATATGCCTAGTGCAAAAATAAACGGTTTATATCTATTGTCATAGAGGTTATCAGCACCTGCCATGACTTGTAGCATCAGCGTCACCTTGCTGGCATCATGGCTTATAACCTGATAAATAGCATTATTGTCTTTTAGATATGCTGGGTTAGTGGTGACTTGTATGTTATAGGTGCTGACCTGTACGCCAAAACACTGGGCAAATGCAGTCGGGAAGTTAACGACAAAGGCATCTTCTTTTACCCCATCAGTGCTGTTTGGGCCGTAACACCATTGTAATAACAAGCCACCTGGTAACCGTTGGTAACCGTTTTCCGCTAGTTTTTTACCGTTTGTTATATCAAACGTATTTTCTTTTAAAAAATTTACCCTGTGCATAAGTTGGGTGGCTTGTCTATTAGCGTTATAGGCTGATACAAGATCATCCTCTTGTATTTTGTAAATACCTGAATCCCAGCTTGCTTTTTCACTGCCGTCCTCAATAAATGTTGTCTCTGCCATGCGTAATTACCTCGTTTAATTTTTAAAAAACAATTGTCCACGTGCCAATAAATTCTATACTGTTTGTTTTACTTAAGGGCTGTTGCCTAATTTTTCTGGCAAAGAGCGTGCCGTTACCTGTTAATAACCCAAATTCATTGATTGGTTTTCCATTAGCTTCATTCTTATCTAACGTAAAGTCAAACCTGACAATAGTGCCGCGTATTTTTGAGCCATTAAGTGGCTTAATATAGGCATCCGTAGATAACACGCTATCATTGGGTGTGGGGAGGGTGTTATTGCTGCCAAACCCTATTTTAGAGATTGCCCAGCTATCTGCTGAATCACCTGCGATAGCATGAGACAGCGCACGTTTGCTATCCAGTACAATTAAGTTGGGCTCGTCGATGACTTCTATAAGCGTGCCATTATCATAAATTGATAACATAAAGTGACCACGTGCCGACATGAGGACGGTAGATTTCATAATACCTCGTTTGTTAGGTCTGGTTTGTACATTATTTTTCCATTATATCGCCAGGTATTATTGTAATAATGGCTCATCACTATGCTAACTTGTGCGGCTTCTGTTAACTCAAGTTCAACCGTATCACTTAACGGTGAAGTGCTTATTAATTTAAATGCCCCAAGTTTTGTACCAGCGGCTTTAATTTTATTGATTAGTTTTGTGGCATTAATAATAAATTCAGTCTTATCTGCGGCGCCCAATAAATCAAAAGGCATCTCTACATTAAATATTCCGGCGGTGGGCAAGGTGCTGTCGCTGCTAAGGTCTGTCTCGGTGGATATTGATGGTTTATAATTAATGCTGCCGTCGTAATAACCGCAGCGTCCATTGTAATAATGGAATATTAACTTATCCCATACTCTGGGCGGGGCATTATTAACGCTTTCGCCCGTGGCATCGACAACTTTTGTGTCTTGATCATAGTAGTCACTTAAGGTTATTTCGAGTGCAATATTATTGCACTTGGGTCTAATAATACTGTCAATCATGCGATCTCTAAAAGTATCGTCAGTTTCTTTTTTAAATACATTTCTATTAAAATCAAAATAACTCGCCCATTCATCCAGCCAATTACTTTCAGATAAATGTAAATACACTTGCTTAATGGCTTCATTTATCGCCGCTTTAGCTGCCTCCAGTTCCAGCGCGTAGGTGTCTAAAATAATCCATAACAATGAGGTATAGCTTGATAAGGTGTATTGGCTTAGCTCTTTATCATAATCAATGGCGACTAAGGTTCGCAGGCTTCTTATAAGTTGATTACGATCAATAATACTAATATTGTTGGAGCCAAAATATTGATTAAATTGGTCTGCTAAATCATTAAAAGTTAACTGTTTTTGTGTTAAATCAATACTAATTTGCGTTATTTCGTCTTGAGTTACGATTAATGTTTTTTGTCCGTAGGGCTCTGTTTTAATCAGTACCTTTACCGTTTTATCAGTGTTATCAATGCTTAGTACAGGCACTGCCAGGGACTCTTTATTAAGACCCGTATACATTGCTTTGAGTAATGTATTACTGAGCAGCATCGTTTATCTTTCCTAGGACATTTTTTTGATTAAATGATGCCGTGGTGTCTGATACTGGACTATTAAAATGTACATTAATAACGCCAGGTAATGCCATGACAGATGAAATTAGCTCGGCTACATAAATTGTGCCGCCAATATCAGTTGAATTGAAATAACTTTTTATCGCATCGGTTATTGCAGTGCTTATGACCGTTTTATCAACGGTATTATTAATTTGTGCCGTGTAGTCTACGTCGATGCTTTTATTTACTACTGCCTCAACAAATACTTGAATTCCTGCGGCTTTATAGCCTATTATTTTTTTTCCCGTGTTGTCTGTATAACCATTCAAAATGGCTAAGGTCTGCGTTTTTAAAGAAGCGGTTGCGGTGATTGTTCCATTATCGCCATTGTGTATATATGCGTAAAAAACACCTGGCGGCGAGGCGGGCTCAAGTATAAATTTTTCAACTATTTTGGCTTGTTTGATTCTTTCTGTCACTTCGCCGTTTTCGTTAGTAATAAATACTTTGTTAACGAGTGCGTAATGTATTGAGGCAAGTGGACTGCGCGCTAAATTTTGTATGTAATCCATAAATCTATAACGCATTTCTTCGTCAGTTTCTTCTGGCCGTCCATTGCTAAAATTTGCCTTGGCTGAGGCACTAACAAAGCTTGGTACTGCATCGCTTGTAAAGGGTGACTGCGCAATAACTGGATTGATTATGCCTTGTTTTTTAGCACTAAGCAGTATATCCGCAGATTTTTCATTATTAACGGTAACAACGGTAGCGTCTTCTACACTATAAAAGCTATCATTCGTCACTATTGATATAAATGCCGTTCCCGCAGGTATTTTTAATACTGAGGCACTTTTAAGGAGCTTGACATTAATTGTCCCTATCGACCGCTGTGCCGGTAGCTTTCTAAAATCAAAGGCTTCATACAGCGCAACTGGAATAGCTTCTTTAATACCCAGCCACATTTGCTGATAAAGTTCTTCGATTTCAATGGCAGGGGCTTCAATTATCGTGCGCGTTACTGAGCCAATGGTAAAATCAGTCAATTTACTTTGCGTTGCTTTAGCATAGTTAATCATTGACCCGACAATTGACGTAAAATCTTTAATTTGAAACATTAACTATCCTGTAATGAGTATGACCTTAGCATAACGTCACGACAGGTTATTCGACTAGCTCATGACAGGCTTACCTAATAAACATGAGCATTGCTACTGTTACAGCAGTGCGGCAATCACGGCAACCTGCG